AGAGCTTTGGCTCTTTCTAAAATGTCCTTTTGGTACTTCTTTAGATAGTCGGGTATACCTGTTGTGGTTGCCATGCTTTCACCTACGCTCTCATGCTGCGGTACAGTTTCGCTGCCGCTGCGCCACGCGTTCCATTCGGAGCGTCACCAATAATGCGCCCCGCCATCTCCGCGTCTCCGTTTCCAATGTTTGCTAAGTCTTTTAACGACAACACCACCTCGCCATTCGATAAAGCCGCCTCTCGTACAGGGCGACCACCCTGATAAATCATCGCCGGAATATCGTCACTGGTCCCCGTTCCTGGGCCCTCGATCAAACCACCAACAGCATATCCTGGAACGCCCTTGTCACGCTGCCGTTGTTGGAAATCCTCTAGTTCCTCTTGGGTGTCAAAGTAAGCATACGAAATAGGATCTGTGTAATAACCCGCGTCGTCTGTTTTAATGCTGTCCCATTGATCCGATAGGTACTCCTGTAGCTTTGCGTACTGTTCAAGCGGATCCGGTGGCCCCTTCAACGCGCCAATGCCCGCGATACCTAGACCGCCTAGCGTTAGTAGGTTGCTGAGTTTTGTGGGGTCACTCATGATACCGCTAAAAAAACCGGACTGTGCGGCGGGTGCTGCCGCTTTTGCTGCAACATCTCCTGACGCACTCAACAAATTAAGGGCACCGCCACTGCCAAGGAACTTAGCGCCAAAACCACCAAGAGCCGCCGCTTTCAACGCATCCTCTGTACTGCCGCCACTAACAAGAGATCCAAGGCCGCTGCCCAGCGCACCGCCAAGCACTGGCCCAAGTCCTGGTATACTTGACCCAATAAGACCCCCAACTATCGAAAGTAAACTCATTAAGCTTCCCCTTGAATTGCTTCCGGCGCAGTGACTGTGATTGCCGTACTGCGTTTTTCTGCGCCTGTCCAAGCCTGTCCACAATCTGGGCAGTTGCCGTTAGGGTAGCTTGCGATCTCCTCTGGCGTATCAACTGCATTGCTACAGTTTACACAATGCACTGTATCAGAACTTGAAGATGGTTTCCAGCGGGAACCATTCGGCATTATTAATATAGTATCGGTCATGGCGTACTCACTGTTACTGCGCCGACAGTTCCGGTAGCCGCGGACCCCCGTACATGTGGCTTGTATGCTAATGCAATCTTAACGAATCCGTCTTGTTGAAACAATCCTCCATTTTCCAATCCGCTATCGTCGGTCTGAAGCTCTGTTAAAACAAGCTGCGTGTTTCGTCCCTCCCCTGCGTTCTGCATTCGACGCAGATATACAGAAAAGTCCTGCACCATACGCATGAAGTATTGCTGCTCGTAGTCCCGAGGCGGGATTGTAAAAAATGGAACGGGGGTGTTTCTCGACATTACCGTCTCCCGTCGGGGCGGATGTCAACCCGAGGCGTACCAAGCCTCCACGTCGTATCTGTGTCCGTCGATTCTACCCGTAACGCAAACGACCTGCCGCGAAGTCGAACATGGGCCTGCTCGGTAAATTGCTCAATGGGAACAGTCGCAGTCTGCGAAACAGTGGACGCGTCCGAACTCGAATAGTTTGCACCAGGAAAACGACGCGCCTTGAGCGTCATCGTTAGCTCTGGAGAATCCGTTGAGGAACGAAAGGTCACATCTGGAATAAGTCTACGCAACAAAACGAAGTTGTCGCCTTCGCCCATCGTAACTTGGCTAGACTCAATATACGCAGAAATCGCAGATGCTGGAACCGTCGAGCCATCGTTGAAGCCAAGCTCGTGGTTGTAAAGATAGTGGTCCGTAGACGCCGCAACAGGATTCGCCTCCGCACTACTACGGTCCATCCAAGCCGAACGACCAAGGTTGCCGTAATACCAAATGTTCTGTTGATAGTTAAACACAACATAACGATCATTGTCCGTACTGCTTGCAGAAGGATAAAACCACCAGATTTCCCCGAATGCAGCGTTAACTGCACCAAACGCCTTACCAGCCTGATCAGAGTTAAAGTCGCTAAACACATAGTCGCGAACAGTACAGGCCAAACGGTTGACCACACCGTTGAACATATAAAACTCATCCTGACCCATCCAGTAAACAGTGTCCTCAACGTTAACCGCGGTCAGAGGACCACGGATCGTGACGTTATCAGAAATGATGTTGATACCAAATGTATAGGGGGGCCCTAAATACTGCATGGCGTGAACGGACACATCCGTAAACACCAGAATCTGTTGACGCGTTTCTACCGCCGCCACAATCTCGGACCCCGTGCCAAGTTTCAAATCACCTGCGGTATTGGTAACGGTTGTTTCCCAATCGCGAATGTTGCCCTGATCACAGAACCGAATAAGCAGAGGATCCTGCGTATTGTCCCCTTCAGGGTTTGTGCCAAAAGCAATAACGTGTTTGTCACGATCTGAAACCAAAACCTGTTTTGCAACGACAGGGGGCGAAAATGTGGTTCCAAACGCCGCACTTGAAATGTCTACAGCACGAGTAGACGTTCCGTTAGAGCGATCCCAGTAGTAAATGCCGCCATCCCGTGGGTTGATGATCAAGTCTTCGCCAAAGTTGTCATGCGACCAAGTACGAAGGCTGCGGTTCGCTGCGCTTACAGCCGCAGCCGAGCCCCAAGTTCCACGGCCCCAAGTTCCCGCGCCCCAGCCTGTACCAAACGTAACCGTGTCTTGTCCCGTGTTTACTTGATACGCACCGACAATGCTTCCTCCGCCAGAGCCTGTGTCGGACGAGTCTGCAAAAACGTACGTCGGATCTAGGCCCGTGGTTGTCGTAATAGACCCAATCGTAGAAACAGTTCGCAAGTCAATGAGGTACGAGTTTTCATCAATCAACGACACAATTTGATATTCTTGGTTCAAAACGTCGGCTGTCGCCTGACTTCCCAAACTAACCGCGCCAGAGTAAGTTACAAAGTCATATTGGTTAGCCCCATGGTTCGTATCAGACACGGTAACTGTAGCGCAGTCTACCGCATCCGAGGCAGTGTGGGCTGCGGCTGTAGTACCATTAAACCCACGAACACAGTTCGTTAGATTGTTTCCGCTGACCCCAACATACTCAATAGTTTCGCTATTGATCTGTATAATCCCAGAAGTTGGAAACCCAGAAGAACTTGTCAACGGAATTGTCGTGTCAGTGCTTAGTATGTTTGCAGATAACGTGTTAGCTGCTGCGGCAAAGGAAATCTCTCCCGCCGCCGTAGTATTACGAATAGGGGTGACATCGTAATATCCACCCCCTTCGTTGATGTAGTATTTTAGGTGAGTGCCTGCACCGATGAAGTTAGTGCCATCCAAAGCTGTCCAATTCATCAACGCGCGGCATGTTCCCAAAAAGTTAAATTTTGAGAATTTTTCCCAGCCGCCGATCTTTTCTGGTACGCCAAACCGAAAACGAACTTTGTCGCACTCGTACCATCCGCCCTCGTTAGAATACGAAGTGGTTTCTTTGTTGATCCCAGGGCGGAATTGCAGTTTGGTTAGCGGCATTCACTTCTCTCCACCTAGTTGACTGCTTCAGGCTCTTCCTCTTTTTGAAGCGATGCAACCAACATTTGAACAAAAGACTTTTTCCCAACAGCCAATTGATCCAAGTTAAATTGTGTTGATTGTATCTTACGCTCCAAATCTCGAATGTGTGCCGCTAACAGCTTTTGTTCTTGGGTCAGAGTTTCCTCTGCGTATTCTTTGTCGTCGACTACGATGGCGTTTGTTTGTTTCTCTGCCATTGTCTTCTCCTTCTAAGTTATTCAGTGGCCCACGGTACTCCCGCTGCGCTGGTTGGGTTCTTGTCAGCTTCAATCTTAGCAGCAATAGCCGCCTCAACATCTTCCTGACCTACTTGAGCTTGCGCCCATGCAATACAGTTAGCTTCTGTTACACTGTCGTAAGCAATAAAGCCGTCTGCATTCGCATCTGGTGAATGGCCTGTTGCGCCATAGGATGACGCTGAGTAATCACCGTCTACGCCCTCGCAGCGCCAGTGTACGACAGTGATACCACCGTTTGAGAAATTACGTTCAGTCATTGGGACGGACCATGTGTAAGTTACAGCCATTGTTCTATCCTTTTACAATTAACGTGGTATTATCCACAGTGAAGTGTACATGGGTACAATTTAGAGCCATCGTCAAATGTCTCTTTTGCAATCGTTGACGTGATTTTTGCTACGGTGCAGGATCGCATAATGTCATCTGCTTGGACACGACCAGTTCCATCCCCAGCACTCTCAATTAAATCACCGTTCTGTACTGTAACGCCTGATCCAATACGAATAAAGGATGCACCAAGGGACTCCACAGAAACATCACCATCCGCATATTGCCCACCAAAAACACCATACACAGAACGGTCACTTGCAACATCACTCACTTTAACTTTAGCAAGGCGTTTATCTGTTGTTTGCCCCACAGCAGTTGCTGTTACGGTGTTTCCATCTTCATCACATGGGATAGTGTACTCTTGACCAATTACATAATCAGCATGACCAGCCATAGCTAGTTTTTCAACATCACCCTCTTCGTTTGTAAACTCAAAGTCTGTCCACTGCATCATCTCATCAATGGTAGACATGATGCTGCCTTTAAGAACGTTTGTAGCGGCTGTTTGTGACCAGTGAGCACCAACAAAAGTATTATACCGTATTGTTGTATTATCTGTAGTATCAATGTCGCCGATAGTGCTGCCTTGATAACGAAACAGAATATAGTTATGAGTTCCAGCAGAACCAGAACTATCGTTTAAGTAAACCTGTGAAGTGTTATTTGTTGATGAATACACAGAACCAGTAGAGGTAATAGCAAAACCTTCTTCGCCACCACTACCACCTATGGCTACATTGTGGACTTCAAAAGTATAAGCAGGTGACGTATTCTCAATACCTACTCTACCGTCACCACCAGTGTCTTGTACTCGCATGACATTATTGCCAGCGGGTTGGAGATCTATTGGTGCGGTCGTTGTTGTAATGTTAAGTTCGTCACTATTATTCCATTGAACAGTGGCTTTTTGAACACCGCCACTGTACATTCTATATTCTGCTTCACCAGAATCATTAGCATCCGCAATGAAGAGAGCATCTGCATCACCCGTATTAGTGGTTTTAGCACGAATAATAGCATCTGCCGCTGTCCTCTGAACGTCTAAGTCATGACCTGGGCTTGAAGTACCAATACCTAGATTACCAGAACTATCGATGCGCAAGGCTTCTGTGGCGTTAACATACGTAACCATCGCATCGTTGTTATGATCATAAATCAGTCTGCCAACAGTTGCACTATCACCATCACCGAAAAATATATTTGATTGACCAGTTGTCCCAGCTATTCCAATTCTCAATGATGCATCGTCTGCTGCGTTCGTGCCTTCATTATAAATTCTGGCTGTAAGGGTTGCAGCACCACCATCTTTTTTAACATCTAGTGGAAATCCTGGGCTTGAAGTACCAATCCCAACATTACCTGATGATGTGAGGCGCACCCGCTCCACACCGCCAATCACCCACGCCTGATCCTCAGAACTGTTGCTTTGGTGCAGCCATGTCGGATTGGCAGTGGTTGCATCGTCAGGATAAATCCGGTAGTTTCCGCCGCCGCTGGATACTGCGTCGAAGTTAAAATCTCCCGTAGACGAAACAGTGCTTTTTACAGTACCAGTTACGTCTAGTGGTTGTGACGGGCTTGAAGTCCCAATCCCAACACGATTATTCGTGCTGTCTACATAGAGGGTGTTTGTATCCACAGCCAGATCGCCAGCAACATCAAGCCCCGTAAATACGTTGTATGCGTAGGATGTTGTGCCGCCACCAGTGAATCGAATAACAGCACTCAGCCCCGCTGCAAGCGAATAATCCCGAGCCGCATCATATGTACCTTGAAACAATAACAGCGTCTGGTTGGTGTTGTTATGAATAAAGAACACTTTCTCAGAATCGTTAGGAGTCAAGCGAACATACGTGTCGCCGCCTGGTGTACCTGTAAACTCAACAAAACGATTTCGACCATTTGACGATGTACCGTCCGTAATTTCAAGATCGTTAGGCGAACCAGAGGTTCCCGTTCCTGCTAATGCAATCGAAACCTGTCCATCAAGAGCCTCGTCCAACAGATCAAAGTTTACGTTCGTGGTGTCGCCCCATGTACCGGATTGTTCACCAGTTGCAATTTTTTCAATACCGTTGTTCGTAGTATATGTACTTGGCATGGTTTTCCCCTATGCTGCTATGTCTTCCCAACCTGGAGTCTGAGACGGTGATTCGTCACTCCAAGAAGGGGTGGAAGATGGTGTTATCGGAGTATAACTCGGATTCTGATTTGGAACAATAGGACCCCAAACAAGAACCTGTGATGTTTTCCCTGTCCCAGAAACTCCGTCTGGAAACACATTTGATGCTGCCGTAACTGTAACCGACCCCACCTGACCCGTTGCAGAGACACCAGTGACAGAAACATCTTTTGGTATTGATGCGACAACCGACCCCACCTGCCCTGTACCAGAAACGCCCGTAACAGAAACATTAGAATCTGCTGTTGTAGTAACAGATCCAACTGATCCTGCGGCTTCCACACCAGTGACAGGAAATGTGATTCCAAGACTTAAAGTAACAGATCCAACTAAACCTGTGCCTTCCACACCAGTGACAGGAACTGTGATTCCAAATTCAATGTCAACAGAGCCTACAGCCCCTGTCGCTTCAACACCTGTTGGGGAAACATCAGCATTTGCAACGACCGTTACAGCCCCTACTGATCCTATTGCCTGAAGGCCCGTAGTAGGTACATTTGCACCTGCATTTACAGTAGCTGTACCAGATTCACTAATTCCTTCAAGACCAGTGACTGTAATATTAGCTATACCAGTAGCTGTTACGCTACCTACAATCCCTGTTGCTTCAATTCCTGTTGGAGAAACATCAGCATTTGCAGAAACTGTTACAGATCCCACTGCTGCGGTTGCAGACACACCGCTTACGGAAGCTGCTGCACTTTGCTGAACACCTGCCTCACCAACTTCTCCAGTGGCGCTTACACCTGTTGGCGAAACATTAGCTTCCGCGATAGTCGTTACAGAACCAACATTACCAGATGCACCAATTCCTGTTGGAGAAACATCAGCATTTGCAGAAACTGTTACAGAACCAACACTACCTACAGAGGATACACCTGTAACAGAAGTATTTGATTCTGCAACAACTGCTACAGATCCCACACTGCCTGTAGATGATATGCCGGTGACAGAGACAACAGCTGAAGCTAAGGCCTCAACTGAGCCTACTTGACCTGTGGCACTTAGTCCTGATGGAGAAACATTAGCTTCCGCAACAACTGTTACAGATCCCACACTGCCTGTAGCTTCAAGACCCGTAACAGGAACATCACTTGCTCCTGATACAGTAACAGAACCAATTTGGCCTGTAGCAGCAACTCCCGTTACTGTTACAGGAAGTGGCCTGCTCCAAGCCCCTTCAGACCATGTGCCTCGCCCCCAACCTGCAATAAGTGCCATTTCAATAGCCTAAATTATTTAGGCTATACGAATAATCGCAGTGCTTGCGTCAGCAGTTGGGAAAACAATAGTAAAGTCCCCAGCAGTAGATGTTTTATCTCCACCAAAATCCAGAACAACAACGCTAGGATCACCTGTCGCCGTATCGTTATAGATCAACGCTCCACGAGCCGTGATTGTCGCTGTAGAAAACGTTAAGTCAGCAAAATCAGCATACGCGGTTGTACCAGATGTCGTAGGCGTAACGTTTGTCAATGTACCGCCGCCAGCAGAATAACCTGTACCACTTACCTCATTCGTAGCAGTATAAGCCGTTGTTGCTGCTGTAAAGGAAGCACTGTTGGTGTACATTGCCAACTTAAAAGTATTTCCCGTAGACGCAGTAAAATCGTGTGTTGCAGTCATAAGCTCTTTTTTAAAGCTCGTACACATAAAGTTGCCAGTAAAGGCCATGTCACAGTCTCCTGATTAGTTCGGCGAGGTTTGGATGTCCCGCATCTGTAAGTGCATTATATACCGTAGTTCTGTCGCTTTTGATAGCCTCTCGTAGATAGAACGCAACTAAACGAGAAATATCCCCCTTAAATGCCCTAGCTTGAGCCTGTATTCCAGGATGCGCTTCATCCGAAACAGAAATGATTTTATCCGCACACCGTTCCGCTATTTCTTCTGGCGTAAAGCCACGGTTCTGAGTGGTGTGTACCTCAACCGAAAACCCATCCGGCTCTGCTATTTGAAGCTTTGGTATCATGATTTAATCCTTACAATTCTACCTGTAACATACTCGTCCGTCGTCTCTTGAGCTTCACCGAGGTTCTTCATACGACCCAGAGCTTCTTGGAACCGAGCCATGTACATGCCCATAACATCCTGTTCGCCCTTCATGTATGTATACGCCTCGATCAACGATCCATACAACAAAGAAATTTCCGCATTCGTGCTTAACCAAGTTGTGCCAGATCCTGCGCCCGCCGTTAAGCTTGCTGGGCGATAAAAATAGTGCAAGTCAGTGACAAAGTTAGCATTTGGAGTTGGACCCAAAATAAAGTTATCTACATCAAATGATGCATAGTACAAAGGCAACCCCGTCGTCGTTGCATCGGGAGTATATGTCTGAACAAAGTCCGTGTCTTTAAACATCAAGAACTGTAAGTCATCGTTGCCATCAACAACAGAAAGAGAAAGAGGTGCCAAGAAGTCTAAAGGAGCCGCCAAATATTTATTACCACTCGTCATCGAACCAGAAACGTTCTTCTTAAACAGGTTCAACTGCACACTCTTCAAGATGCGCTCTTCCGCTAAACGAATAAACAAAGGAATATTGTTTACGAAACTTGTTTCGTCGTTTTCGCAATAATCCTGTATTGCTTGGGTTAATTCGGTAAGTGTGAACGCCATTTGCTTTTCTCCTACGTCGTCACTGTTACCGATCCAACCGACCCTAACATACGAGGACGGGTCAGTTTTGGATATTCAACAGTCGGAACGCCAACATATACTTGTAACGCCTCAGCTACATCAGGTCTTGGGTTCCGAAGAGCTTGAGGATCTGGACCAACCTTAATCGGAAACAACTGTGGATGCTTCGGCTCATATTCATCTGGACCAACCAAAGCACCCGTCCACTCCTTCTTCATCTCACGAAGACGGTAACGGCGACCTGACCGATCAGAAATACCCCAAGCTTTGCTTCCACTTGCGTATGCCATTAGACCCTCAAGTATCGAATACTAGGTTGCAGTTTCAAAGGAACGCGGTCATCGTCTTCATCCGATGCACGTTGGAACTCTTCCTCGTACACAGCTTTAAGCATTTGAAGACGCTCTGGCGCACGTTTCATGGCGATGTAATAGGCAAGACCAGCAACCATGCATGGATAGAAACGGAAAGGCATATCAGTAGTGTTGACAAGCGTATCCGCATCCTCAATCCTTATAACATAGTAGTAAACAATCTGGTCCGTAGAGTTTTCTGGAACAGGCCACATGTTAATCACAGGTTGGATCTGACGATCAAAATAAAACTGGCTAGGACGACCCTGCGTTGTTTTATTAGGTAACGTTAGATACTCACCGCGACTTAAACGGTCAATCTCATAGTCCGTACCGTCACGGCGCAAAACCATCTCAAGCATGTCGACCACATCAGCGTTCAACGTTTCTTGTCCCTGACCCGCCGTAAGCGTAATTGTCGCCTGCTTTACGGTCCACAAGTTCAGACCACGGTTTGCCCATTCAGCGAACATCAGGTTCAAGGACCGACGCGCTGTCTTAGCATCATAGCCCGTACGAACCTGAAGCCCGCACCGCTCAAATGCTTCTTCGATTAACTCACCTACGTCGAGTTCGAAGTCTCTTGAACCTGAAGTTGCCATTAGAATACTCTACCACCATTACGCATTTTACGCATTCCACCGCTTGTCATGGGCATGTCTTGAATACCCATAGCAGAACTCATCTGGTTTGCATTCATGCCGTCAACTTGTGCACGAGGCTTGTTCATTTGCTGCGCGACATCTTTGACCATTGCCATACCCTGTACAACATCTGCCATACCGCCGCCCTGCATTTTTACTTTGCCGCCGCGCATCATACCTGGCACCTTACCGCCACGCATCATTTTAACTTTACCGCCGCGCATCATTTTCTTTTTTGCGGCACCCGCCATTGGCTCAGTTGTGTTTCCGTCATTGTCCAAATCAAGGAAATCTGGTTTCTTACCTGGCATCTTACATACTCCTTTGTCTACGGCCTAAGATGAGCCGTTCATACTCTTGAGGGTCATAGTTTGTATAGTACCCTAGTTTCTCTAACTTTGCAGCAGCATTCTCAAGCTCACTCCAACGCTGCACAAAAACAATCGCTTCATCACCTAGATAACACAAAAGCCATATGTCTTTCCCTTGTTCAGTGAACTTCCGATTTAGCATCGTGCATCCTGCCTCAAGCTGCTCGTACGACCCATCGAATGACGAGTCCCAAATAAGGATCACTTTGTAATCAAGCTGCTCAAAGGCGCGACACGCTCTTACCGTATCTTCTATCCAATCATCAGTAACAACTACAGTGACTTCTCCGGATTCGATAGCAGGCAACGCAAACGGACAGGAAGCTACCCCGTTATTGTACTCTGTCGGCTTCGCCAAATTCTCTGCCCATGCTCGTATCAAAACACCCTCGCTTGCCCGCCGTTCGCGGCATTCCAACTAATCCGTTTGGAAGACTTCTTCTTCTTCGCGGCGGATGTACACTGTGCCATAGTAGGGCGACAGGCTGGATAACTCTTGCGCTTCTCACCTTTCTGACGACCACAAGGCTTGCCAGTCTTACAATCGACCCAACCCTTCCCGTCATTCTGGGAAAACCATTCACGTAATGTGTTCTTTTTCTTTGCCATCAGTACAAATTCGTTTCTTTACGACGACCCTCTTCGACAGCCCCACAACCAAAAGCTATGATTCCGCCGTTCTTTAACTTTTTCTTAACAGGACGCTTACGTTTTTTAGAAGATTCGCCCCAGTTGTCGGCTCCCACCTTTCGGCATTTAGAAAGTGCCCCTGAAGCGTATGCGCTGGGCCAAACCTTGTATCGGCTTTTTACTTTGTGATAACACGCGTCTTTTTTTGTTTTTGACTTTTTTGCCATTAGTCTTCACCTCTGGAGGCTTGGAGATTTGAAAGGGCATCTGTCCACGACTGATCATAACTTGCTTGCCTTTCTGTTAACTGCTCGACCGCTTGAACCAAATGATCTATTTTTACGTCCATAACTTCTGTCCGTTTATCCACGCTAATCAACGTCGAAATCATCCACACAAGACCCGCCGACCCTAACGTCAGACCAGTCCCCCAAAACAAAAGTTGCACGTTCTTATCCATCTTTACCACATTTTACACGACCAATACTTGGCCTTTAGTTTATCCAATGTTCCTTTGTCACAACCGTGCCGCGCACGGAAAGACTTACGACGTTCAGGGTTTGACTTCTTAATAGTCATATTAGCATCCCCGAATCTAACGATCTTTTCTTTTCCTTTATCACACGCCTTAACAACAAACTTTTTGCCACCAGACACCTGACGCTTGGGCTTATTGCATTTCATCTTGGACTTGTCGATCTTAGGCATTAGATTGGCCCCACATTTTGAATGTAAACAAATTCCATTGACGCAGAAACATCAAAGCTAACCGACCCAGAGGAAGAAAACGCCCTCATCTCCAAGTCTGTTTTTTCTGTGAACCTTAATGGAAAAGTATAAAACTGTTCGTGTGCGCCATCTGTGAGAGTAAATCTTTCTTTTATTTGAAACACTTCCCCATAGGGTCTAGCAACAAGACTAGCATTCAGAATAGCAGGTGTCTGAGTTGATGTGCCTGTGGACAAAGCCATCTTTGTAAGAAACGCTGTATATCCTGCGGGAACTGTCCAAAGAGCCATCAATGTTTGGTTGTCGCCATCCCCATTTATGGTCAGGTAAATATTAGCAGGAACTCCAGAAGTTACTGTTCCTGTACCAGCGTAGATTATACCAGCATTTGCGCCACCACTACCCGCGCTGCGAACAAGACCGCGATTTATCCGTAGGTAAGATTTTGTGGTGTTAACAGCAGTTTGTCCGTTTAATGTAACAACTTCGTTTATTTCGTTGTAATCGGCGTCTAAGCCAAAAACTTCTACTGTTCTTGCACCAGTCCCTGCAGCAGTGTCGTTAGCCGAACTGCTTGATATAGTCATTATCGTGGCCGATGGAGGGTAGGAATACAAACCACCTTGTTCCCAGATGGTTTCTTTTGTGTTTCCAACATCGTTGTTGTAACCAAACTTAAATATCGTTTTATGGCCCGTGATTTGACCACGGGCCACCTGTAGCTCAAATGGCTCAGATGTTCCGACCTGTGAAATGGAACGGATATCGTATGCCATGGGACCCTCCTACGAAAGGATGATCGTTAGTTGGTTACTCGCACCCGTAAACGCAGAAACGTACA